AGAGGGGCATGACCAGCCGCGTCCTCCCGAAAGGGTTTGTTCCGCAGTCTCGCCCTGGCGTCCCGGCCCCAAGTCCTCAGCCCCAGACCGATCGCAAGCCCTCCGGCGGCAGCCAGAAGCCAAAGCGCAAGACGGCAGCACAAAAGCCAACGCGCAGCCCCTCAAGACTTCCCCAGGAAACCCGCTCAGCGCTTAGGGACATTGCCGGCAGGAGAGTGCAAGCAGAACAGGCATTGACAGGTCAGATACAGAAACTTGGCGGCATTACAAAGCAGCAAGCGCAAGCGGTATTTAGCTATTACAGCAAGCGGAAGCTCATTAAATCCCAAGGAATTGACAATGTAGGCGTCAGGTCTGGCAACTTGCTGGACAGGGACACTATCCGGCAAGCGCTTCAACTGGCACAAGAGCCAGCGCAACCCCGCAAGCCCAGCCCCAAGGGCGCCGGGCCCCGGATGAAGGCTGCGCGGCCGGCGGGCACGGTGGCGAAGCCTCGGGGGTTGAAGCCAGATCGCTGGATCAAAAAAGAGCGCGTGATCGGGAAGGGAGAGGTATGGATGGGCAAGTGGACACCCCCTAGCGGCGGCAAGGCGAAGCGCCGAAAGCCCAAGGCAGCGCCTCAACGCAAGCCGAAATCGGCGGAAGATTTTATAGCTCAATCCAATCGGATTGATCAACGGTCTCGCCGCATGTCCCGCGCTGCACGTACCGGGTTCCGTGCTAGGCAAATTGAATCAAGAGCCGAGGGAGCGGTAAAGGCGGCAAGAGCAAGGGCGATTGAGCTGTCCAAGCCCAAGCCTGAAAGCAAAACAGCAAAGGCCAAAAGAGAAAGAGCTGAACGGGTTAGGGCCCGAGAGCAGGCGGTCAATACAAGCCGTCTAATCATGGACGCCCGCCGCCGCCGCCGCTAACCCATGCCCACCCCCTACGCCCCCTACGCCTGCCTCCGCCTCCTCTGGCGGCGCCCCGCGGCTGCAGCGACCAGCCTGCGGGAGGGACTGCGGCCGGCGGCTGATTTGGTGGTGATTGAGGCCTTCGCGGAGGTGTCGGGCCCTGGAGGGGAACAGGAGAGCGGCGGGCGCTCCATCGGCTCAGGCAGCATCGAGGGCAACCTGACCCGCTGGGCCGTGGTGCCCTCCGGTGCCTCGTGGTTGGATTCGGGGGCCGCTTGGAGCTGGACCGACACCGGCCTGCGGCCCACGGGCCTACCCCGCGGCGAGAAGCTGGAGGCCTTCATGGGCGATCTGGGCAGCCTGCCAACCACGGCCGAGGGAGAGCGCGGCTGGGTCACGATCGCCACCCTCTCGGGCACCGGCGGCATTGACGCGATCGTGCGGGCAGCGGCCGGTGACGAGTTCACTGGAACCTTCGCGGCAGGGCGATGAGGTTGGCCACCAGGGCAACGGTGCGGGTCAACCCGGCCACCCTCAGCCGTGCGCAGCGGGCTTCTGAAGCAGCGGCGCGGATCGTGTTCCCCGAGTTGAACGGCGCCTTTCAGGATGCGTTGGGCTCCAAGGTGTGGAACTGGCCCCGCACCACCTACCGCGGCGGCACCTACCGGCGCGATGGCACCCGCACCAAGGGGTTCAAGGTCACCAGCCCCCGCAACATCGTGGATCTGGGCACCTTGCGGGCTTCCAACAGCTTCCAAGTCAGCGGCAACCTCTGCACCTTCCGGTGGGCCGTGGGCTATGCCACAGCGGTTCACTACGGCGCCAACATCCACCCCTGGGGGGACAAGAGCAAGCCCCTCGTCAACCTGCCCGCCAGGCCCTGGACTTCGGCGGTGCTGGGGACCGTCATAATCCCCGGCCTTGAGCCCTATGACTACCGGGGCCAATTCAAGGCATCATTCATCCAAGCCTGGCGCAACCTGAAATGAGCTTTGATCTGCTGCCGTGGGAGACCCTGCCCGAGGCTCCCGAGCAGGCCACCGAAACGATCGCCTGGAATGGGGGTGAGCTGGTGTTGCCCCGGCTGGGCTACCTCACCGTGGACGAGGCGCAAAGCATCCGGGAAGTGGACCCGCAGAACGCGCTCTATCGGCTGATCACTGCCACCGCTGTGGAACTGAGCCAAGCGGCGCACGGTGATCACACCGCGCCATGGTGCTACGGCCTGCTCACCCGGCTCATGGCGCAGGACATGGGCGCCAACGCCGGCCGCATGAGTCCCGAGGAGCAGGCGGTTCAGGTGCTGCACGCCGGGATCATCGGCCCTTTTCTGGAGCAAGCCAGGGCCATTACAAACCGTGTCACGATCCGGGGCGTAACCGTGATCCTGAACCGGATTCGGCCCGGCTGGAGTGATGAGCAGACCCGCAAGCTCCCAGGCCCCCTGCTGACCTTGCTGCATGCCTTTGAGCAGGAGGAGGAGCAGGCCGGCACCGGGCAACGGCAGCAGGATCCCGCGGCCCAGATGCGGGAGCTGGAGGAAGCCTTGGGAAAGTTGCAGGAGGTCAGCGACTCGATTGCGACCGACCCGACTGGGCCCGCGCTTTCTGGGACTGCCGCAGGCTCTGGCCTGGAGCCCCAGAGTTCAGCCGCGAGCAGTTCGGAAAGCTCCCCGGCGCCTACGTCCTCCAGGCGCTTCAGGAAGGGCACCGAGCCGAAAGGGATCGCCTCCACCGGCAAGAGCTGAGCACCGCCCAACTGGCACTGATCCACGCCGAAGCCAACCGCAACCGCGAGGCCAAGCCCGAGCCCTACAGCCTCAAGGACTTTTGCTTCTGGGCAGACGTGGCGGAGAAACCGCGCCCCCCGAGCGAGGCCGGTGCCGCGCTGCTGGAGCTGCTGGAGCGCAACCTCCTGCCGGGGTTCGTGCTGGATGGCCCCTGGCTGGCCGATCTGGAGGCCCAGGGCCGAGGTGTCACCCCGCCGCCGCGGCTGTGCTGGGCAGCCGAGGATGCGATCCTGCTGGCCCCCTACCGGGTGGATGCGAGCCACTGGGGCGGGTTCCTCGTGGCCCGTGCCAGCGCCGTGGGCAAGGTCCGGGAGTTCGCGTCAGAGGCCGGGGAGGTGGTGGCCCTGCGGGTGCCGGCCGATGCGGTGCAGGGGCGAGCGTTTGCCGCTGCGCAGGCCGGCGCGGTGCTGGTGCTGGCAAGCCGGGAAAACTCCGGGTAGAGAACCCCCCAGGCCATGCCCTCGACCGTTGATTACACCGCAGCGCTGGACATTCAGCACTACATCGTGCCGCTTCGGATGGCGTCCGTCGTCCTGGAGGACGCCGCTACCGCCGCAGCAAACAACGGCGCCGCCCTCAGTTCCTGGCTGAACACCGCCAACGCGATCAGCGGCACCGGCAACGTAAACACGAGCGGGACCGGGACCAGCTTTCAACTGCAAGTGAACGGGGTCACCCGCACCGTCACCAACGCCGCCTTGGTGAGCAACGTGGTCACCCTGACCCTTTCCGCCGCCGCTGGCGCTGGCGCGGCCGTGGGCAGTTCCATCACCGTGGCTTCCCTCCCGAGCCCATTTACTGTCCTGAACGGCACTTTCACGATTACGGCAGTCACCACCGTTTCGCCGTTCACCGTCAGCTACGCCCTGACCAACACCAACATCACCTCTGCCGCTGTTGCTGCTGGCACCGTGACCTCGGGTGGCTCCTACTCCCTTGATGGCACGGGCGCCCCGATCCAACTTCTCAACGTGACCGGCGCTCCGATTTCAACCCAGACCGGCGATGAGAAAGTGCTTACCCACGATCAAGTGGTGCGCGGCGCTTCGATTTCGGTTGGGACTAGCACCGATTCCTCGATTGCCCTTAAGGGCATGACCGTGCATAAGTCCATTGATCACAAGATCATGGAGGTCATGCGCCAATTTGGTGTTGCTGAAAAGCTGGCCGTCAAGTATTTGCGGGTTGGCCCTGGTGGCATTGCTGAGAAGAAACTCTGTTACGGCCGGATCTCGTCTAAAAACGAGGAAGGTGATGCGGGCGCCTTGGTGAAATACGGCGCCAGCCTCAACGTGTTGGGCTCCATTTACAACATCTTCGATAACACCTGATCCGGTGGATATTGACGGTCAGCTCCAGGTGGTGACCGCAGACAGCCGACCGGGGCAGCGCCTGTGGCGCATCTGCTCCGGCGGCTCCTGTCTGGTGAACCGCAACCTAGGGCGGCTGATGGAGGCCTACCGGACGCTCCTGCTCAGCCAAGGCCAGCCCGTGGGGGACGAGTGAGCACAAAAAAAGCCCCCGACGGAAGCGGCCGGGGGCTGTGCAGCAAACATCCCGCGAGCAGTGTAGATCAGGACAGGGGCGGGCTTTCGTCGTCTCCTGTCACCATGCGGCGGAGCGTGGCCAAGGCGATGGCGTTGGAGCCGCCTTCCTTCACGCTTTCGCCCACCAGTGAGATCAGCAGCAGGATCCGCTGCCGCTCCAAATCCTGGCCCTGCCGAATTGCCGCCTCTTGCCCGGCCTCGCACCGCCGGGCCGCATCGCCGTAGGCCGCCTCCATGGCCACGGCGCAATCCTGCTTCACCGTCTCCACCTCGGCCGCAATCTCGGCCACGGCGTCCATCTCCTGCTGCAAAGCGTCAAACCGCTTGCGCAGGCGCTCCAGGACCGCGCTCATGCCGCCTCCTGCAGCACGGAGATCCAAACCGTTCCCAGACCGAGCAGGGGAAGGATCCGATCCCTCAGATCCTGGTTAGCAAGCCGGATGCACCCAAGCGTGGGGTGCAGCTCCTGCCGTGGGTTCCAAGCCCCAGGCCAGCCGCAGGCGCTGCCGCCGCCATGAAGCATGATCCCGTCTCGATACGGCTTGCTGGTGGGCCCCTCCTGCCCCTCCAGGCCCTCCAGGTCAAACGAGTACCAGCCGTAGGCGCGGCGATCGGGGGTGAAGTTGGCCGCCGGATCCTGCTCGTAGTCGCGGTAGACCTTGCCGACCCGGTATAGACCCGGCGGGGTGTCGGTGCCGGTGCGGTTCCACTCGGCTTCCTTTCCCTGCCCGCGGCATAGGCAGGGGATGCGCCACAGCCGGCGCCCATCGTGAGACCAGGCCGTGAGGGTTTCGTTCACGTCGTTGGCGATCAGATGGTGATCACCGGGCTTGAGGATGGGGCGGAGCTTCGGGCCCACCATCCCCGGCGGCCAGACCGGCGGACCCTCGGGAGCTGGCCCGCCAGGGGGCCGCGGTGGCGTGGCGGTCGTGACAGGGGCGGGAGTGGAGCCCGAGAGGAACAGGGCCACCTCTGCCGCCCGGCGCCGTGCCAGCCCTTCCATGACCCTGCTGCCGGCCTTGCTCCAGCGGGGCAATTCCTGCCTCGCCACGGCATCGGGATCCACGCCAGCTAGTAACCGCTGCCGCAGGGTGGAGAACTCCAGCGCCCGACCGCCCACGTTGAAGGCGAAAGAGATCAGGGCCGCTTGCCGCTTCGGGGCCCAGTCCTTGGCCATCGGCAACAGCCGGAACACGTCCGCCGCAGCGCGGTTCAGATCGGCCGTCAGGAAGCCCTCGGCGAGGCTTTGGCTGATCGTGACGCCTGGCACCACGTCGGGCCCGGTGTGGCCATAGCCAACGGTCCAGGGATCACCGCCGCTGCCGGGGTCCGGGTAAGCGGTGAGAACGCAACCCTCAAACTCAGCGACGATCTGCCGGGCCGGGGCTAGCCACTGGGGATCGGGTGGGGAGGTGGTCATCAGAGGGGCCATTCGGAAACGACACGCCAGCCCTCGGCCTGCAGCCGGGCCACCTCAGCGGCCACAGCCTCCGGGGGCACGTCCACCACCAGCGGGCGCCCGTCACTGCCCGGTGGAGGGGCCAAGGGCTCCTCACAGATCAGGCGGATCAGCCCGCAGGTCATCGCCGCATCCCTTGGCGAATCGCCCAGGCCGTGGCCGCCTTTTGGGCGTACCAGGACTGGAGTAGGAGCTTCGCCATGTTCCGCAGCGTCTTGGCGTCGCTGATCTCGTCAAGGAGGCGGCTGTGCCGCTCAACCTCAAACGCCTGCGCAGGGGTCAGCTCCATTCCTGCGGGGTCCGCAGGGAGAAAACCGGCAGCAGGATCGGGGGCTGGCATGGCCTGAGGATAGCTATCCCAATCCAGACGGGCACCAGGGCAGCGGCGCCGATCTGACCGTGGGCTGTGACGGGAAAACTGCCGTAGAAGTCCCGCCCGCTCCGCCATGCCACGAGGCCGCCGCACCAGTTACGCCCGCGACAACAACGGCAGGTTCGCCAGCTCCCCCGGCGGTGGGACCCCGAAGCGCAGCACCCCAGCCACGCGGCGGGCGGCCATGCGGGCAGGTAACCGGCTGAACCGGGACAACGCGGGGCGGATCAGCGGGATCGGCCGCGATGGGGCCACGGTGCGCGGCGGGCGGCTGAAAACGGCCAAGGGCAACCGGCGGGCCACGCAGCTCGCTTCGATGAAGGCGGCAGGGTTCCGCTCGGGCACGATCGCCAAGGGTGGCCGGGGGATTAGGGGGAGTGTGGCGCGGAGCTTGGCGGCGGCGCGGAAGGAGCGGATGGCGGCGGCCAGGTCTGCAGCGGCCAAGCAGCAACTGCAGAGGCCATCCAAGAAGCCCGCAAGCAACGCACAGCGGGCCTACCTCGCCGCCAGAAGCAACGCACGCTCCCGCAACAGCGACCTCCGAGGGGCTGATGCAGGTTCAAGGCGCATGGCCAACTCGGCTGCAGCCGTGCTCAGAAACATGGAGCGCAGGCGCTCCGCCGCGGTGCCCAAGGCGCCGGCTGACTCGCCCCGCGCCAAGCAGCAGCAGAGGCAGCTTGAAAGAAGCCAGCGAGCAGGCCGCAATGAACAGGCCGCGTGGGCTCGGGAAGCGGACGGCCCCGGCAGCAAGGCCAGCCGCAGCGCTTCCGTTGCCAGGCGTGCCCAGCAAATCTATGCCGGGAAGGTTGACCCCAAGGCCAAGACGAAATCGAGGCTGACCAAAACCCGCGACCCTGAGGTGCTTCGCAAGCGGATCGCCAGGATCAAGGACAACACGGCGAGGGCTGCGGCGAAGGCAGCGGCCAAAGCCGCCAAGGCCTCCGCCAAGCCCGCCAAGAAGGAGTCCAAGCGCAATATCAGCGATGCCAAGGCGGGCCGGATCATCGCCAGGCTTGACGCGAACAGGCCTGGATTGCGGAAGGCGACAGGCTCGGATCGTCGCCATAGGAACCTGATGCAGACCTACGACCGGGCCAGCAAGTTTGTTTTGGCGGCTTCTACGCGAGAAAGCAAGCGCAGCGGCGGCCAGTCACGCATGGACCTTGCCGAATCCGTGCGCCGGGCAGTCCGCAATGCCAAGGCGAAAGCCAAGCCCAAGGCAGCCAAGGCCACCATCGGAAGGGTGCCCACAAAGGGGCCAGGCCGTGGGCCATTGATGAAGGCCAAAGCCACCCCCGCCAAGCCCAGCCCCAAGAGTCCACGCATCCGCACCAGCATTGAAAGCGCCTCCCGCCCCGCCGGGACCGTGGCCAAGCCGAGGGGGATGAAGCCGGGGGTGCTGGCGGCGCGGAGGGGGGTGAAGGCGAAGCCGGTCAGGCTGCCAAAATCTGCGGCTCAGGCTGTAACACAAGCAAACAGACTATTGGACAAGCTGAAAATGCAGAAAATGAAAAACCCAGGCGGCGCCGGCAGTTATCAGATCAGAGATAGGATAGATCAAGTAAATCAAGCAATTAAAAAGATCGTTCCTGGCTATAGACACAATCCAACAAGAAAGGGAGGTGCCGCAAAGGCCGCTTTTGCTGAGCA